CTTGGGTTGCAGTCGCTTATTCAGATACTATTCAAGGCGTTTAAAAACTGTCCTTTAGAACCCGAAGCCTAAAGCAACAGATTTTTTGTTTTTATTCATTAATTAAAGGTCTTCGCTATCCAAACGCTTAAAGCCGTTACCAAGCACCTGGCTGGCAGAAGTAACGATCATAAATGCCGAAGGGTCTTCTGCAATTACTATTTCACGTGCTTTTGGCACCTGACGGTTGCGCATTACGCAAAGCAGAATTTTCTTATCAATACCGGTATAAGCGCCTTCGCCGTGTAAATAGGTTACGCCGGAATGCAGCTCCAAATTGATGCGGTTTGCAATCTCAGGTTCTTTGTTTGTAATAATATAGAGCATACGGCTTTCATCTCCGCCGTACAGCACGCGGTCGGTAAAATAAGACTGCAAAAATACCGATACCAACGAGAAAGCAAGAACCAACAGCACAAGATCAAAACTTGCCATAGTACCAAACAACATGATAGCACCGTCTACAATAATGTAGAATGTGCCGGTTTTCATGTAACGGTACTTGGTATGTAACACTTTAACAACAATATCGCTGCCGCCAAACGAGGAACCGATATAAATCATCATACCAATGGCAACACCCGAAATAATACCGCCAAACAGCGCGCCGGTAATGGGATCCACAAATCCGCCGCCCAAAATGCTTGCATCCATATTCTTTTCCATATACGGAAGCAGCGAACTTTCAAACACCTGTACCATAAAAGAGTTGGTAAAGGTGCCCGCAATGGTGGGGATCATAAACTTCAGTCCCAATTTCCAAATACCCAGTATCATCAGCGGCACATTGATCAGTGCCATCAAAATACCGGTACCGATTTCAGGCCCCCCGAGATTGATGACCAATCTCTGAATACCGATTGCAACACCTGATGCACCACCCGGAGTCAATCCCGCCGGATTTAAGAAAATAGCAACCGAGAACGAATACATGAGAACTGCCGCGATAAAGATAACAACTTTGCCCAATTTGCTTTGCGCGATTTTGCTCATACAGCCTCCAAGTCATTGTTTTTACATATCTGAATTTTCATTTTGCATCCTAACACAAAATGTCGAAAAAGTCAATATACATTTTCAAAAACAAAGACAGACTCTCTGCGGGGTCTCTTTGTGCATTATAGCAATCTTCCTCATTCGGCACATCAAAATTCCATGTAAAGCCGCTTATTACTTCTTATTTTTAAAATTTCTCGTGTACTGCGCACAAATATCCGCAAGGGGACAATTTTCGCATTTGGGAGAGCGTGCCGTACAAATATCTCTGCCAAACATAACAATTCGGTGGCAAAAATCCGACTGCTTCTCTAGTGGGATCAATGAAACAAGAGCTTTTTCGGTTTTCACGGGAGACGTTTCTTCCTTGGCTGTCAATCCCAGTCTTGCCGAAATTCGAATACAATGCGTATCTGCCACAATTCCGCCCAAATGAAAAACATCTCCCCGCAAAAGATTGGCAATTTTTCTGCCAACGCCCGGAAAAGTCAGCAGTACATCCATATCCGACGGAAGAACTGAGTCAAATTCTTCCACAAGCTTTTTGCAGGCGCTCTTGATACTTTCCGCCTTGGTACGAAAAAGACCGCAGGGGCGAATAATCTTTTCTATATCGGGAAGAGGAGCTTCCGCCAGCGCCTTTGGTGTGGAATATACCGTAAACAGTTCCTTGCAAACAATATTGACTCTGGCATCGGTACACTGCGCCGACAGTCTTCCCATCACCAAAAGACGCCACGGCTCTTCTTGCCATTCCAGTGCACACAGTGCTTGGGGATACAGCGTTTCCAAGCGCCATACCGCTTCCTTTGCTCTTTGTTTTTTGGTCATGGTTTACTCCTCGTTTTTCTGTCTGAGCACAAAAAGATCCAATGAGAATTCTTTTTTCAGTATATCATTCAGTATCGCAAGAGGCATACCGACTACAGTATACCAATCCCCGCAAATACCTGAAACAAACAGACCTCCCAGTCCTTGGATACCATACGCCCCCGCCTTATCTGCACTCCCCTTATGGTATACACCTTCCCCTTGTAAACGCTAAATACCGCTTGCACTCTATCACACTTGGGAATATTTGTCAAGATGAAAGGAAGATGCTTTATGAGAACAGCAGAAGAAATCCTAAACTACCTTCAAGACCAACTTGCCGAAGCGTACAAATGGCATAACGAAACAAAACGAAACGAAGACAAAGGTGATGCCTATGCTTCCCTTGTGAAAATCGTAATGTTAGAGGACATCATCGAAGAAGTCAAATGTAAAATGCAAGAAGTCAAATAGGAAGTCAAATTTCACTTCCTATTAAATAAAAAAGAGGGAATGAAGCATAACGCCTCATTCCCTTATTTTTGCCCTATATTGAATTTTAGCGTTTACCCTAGTACAAATATGCCGTCTGCCTTTATCGTGCAATGGTGAGCAATATTTTCGCTCATTTAACGCCAAGAATACATTTCCAAGTGTTGATACCGCAAACACCGTCCGCAACAAGACCATGCAGCTTCTGATAGCCCATTAAAGCATTTTTGGTATCGTTGCCGAATTTGCCGTCAATGGTAACTCCGACCACGCGCTGAACGAGCTTAGTCAGATTTTTGTTTGTGTACAAAATGCTCTTTTTGGCAATAGCCTTTTTGGCAACACCTTCGCACTCAGCACCCCACTTGCCGTCAGCACCGTATTTAGGGAATTTAAAGCCGTCAGCAATTGCCGCCGCCTGCCATTCCTTCACCGTCACCTTGACCGCTTCCGCACCGAATGTGGTGCGCTTTTCGTTCTTCTGACCATACCAAAAAGATTTGGTTGTTCTTGTGTCAACGTGTACAAAATATCCATCCTTAGATGTTTCATAAAGACCGATACCGAGAATACCGATGCTTTCAGCGTACTGTGCAACCGTTTTTGGCTTCACGTTCTGAACAACGATATCCGCTGCCTGTCCTTTGGTATGGCGAGAGCCGGAAGCACCACCGACATTCTTGTTATGCTTTGCGCAACGATATGCGCTGTTAATGGTAATAGGTGCACCGAAATGATCACGGATTTTCTGCAAATTGTCAACCAATTTTTCATCAATCAGCAGAGTACCGCAACCGCATTTGCAACGAAACTCCGATACCTTGAAATTTTCGGAAAGCTTGATATTGTCTGTTCTCTTATATTCCTTGATAGCCATAATTATTTACCGCCTTTCTCAATGAATTGTTTAAATACTTGGTGCATTCCTGTGGACGCAAGACCCGATGCAAGACCGCCAAGCAGTATCTCCGGCGAAATGGCAAAGCCATTCAGCCACATATTCAAAAACACGCCAAGCACCGCCATGATCAGCGGAATAAATTTGTTAATTTTGTCTGTCGGGATAAAGTTCTTGATTACATACCCCACGCAAAGACAAATACCGACAACGATTAGTACAAGATAATCATTCAGAAATTCCATAATAGATACATCCTTTCTCATGGTTTATGGTAACATTCAAGGTCTTCAATTCTGTGATTGGCAACCCGGAGTTTTTCCTCAACCAATTCTTCTTTTTCTTCAAGTTTATACATCCGTTCTACCAGGTTATTGTGTTTCTCAACCTTTTTTTCTAGTTGTTCAATACGATACTGCCAAACCTTGTTTGAAATAAGAGCCGCAACAAATGACCCTGCCGCAGAGCCGCAAAGTCCTATAAGTGCGACAACAACCTCAATCGCCATTACGCATCACCCCTTAACTTATTTATATAAGCCGTGGTGTCTGCCACATAGCCCACATTCATACAGCATTGCGCATCGTTTCTGATCGTTGTGTCACCGCGATAGGTATGCAGATTGGCATACGCTTTCAGTTCACTTTCAGACAGCGGAGTTGCGCCCGGTGTAGAATGCACATAAATGACTTCTGCACCGCTGCGGAGTGATCCTGTAGATGCCATATATACCGTTCCGATATCCTCACCGTTATACGAAGCAATCTTACCGATACGATGAATATACAGCCCGAGCGAAAAATCAATCTCGTCACAAATCCACGCTTGACCGTTCTCGTCAACGTAGTTTCCGCCCGATGCAACCGGTATTCCTGCCAACCCATAAAGGGTATTGATCTGCAACCATTGCGAACCGCCTTCCGCTTCGCTTGTGATCATAACCGTGATACTTCCGCTTGCGCCTGCTGTGTCAATCGGGATGGGATCAATATCCGTTGGCGTTCCGATTTGAGTGCTTTTTCCGTAAATCTTCAATCCGTTCAGTTTATATCCGCTTGCATCGTCCAACGAAAGTACCGAACCCACAGCATTGGTCTTGATCATATTTTGTTCAAGCTCCGCAATTCGTGCATTTGCTTCGGTTTTAAATTGTTCGCATTCCAACAATTTAGCGTTTGCATCTTCCACAAATTGGTCAAGTTCCTTTATAAGTTCCGCAAGCTCGGTATTTGTCTGATTAGATGTCTGTTTTTGCTTTGATATTGTCTTGTTAAGCGACAATAAATTGCCGCCAATATTATATTGACGGTCAAGGGCGGCAGGGGTTCTAGCCCCCTGCCTATCCATTTTAGGAGTATAATTCATTGTTTCCACCTCGTTACCATCTGACATTACCATTTGCATCAACCTTAAAACCAAGTTCTTGCAAAATAATAACCATTTCTTCATAAGAAATATCCTCTCTGTTATCCAAATACTCAATGATATCTCGATTATAGGTATGATCGGACGGATATTCGCTCTTGAAAAGGATGATCTTTGCGCCGTACTCTGCATCAAGGCTGTTCAAATATTCAGCGACCTTTTTCTTTCGGCTTCCGCTGATGGATTTACCGTCAGAATCCTTGTCAGCCTTGATATCATTCAATGCTTTTGTATATTTCCTATAAACTACAACATCGTTGGAGATCGCTTTCGACATTGTATATTTATCGGGATTGTTATACGCCCAAGAATACGCGTCCTTTGTATCATCATCTGCATTTTCGTACTGAGAATAGGAAACACCGATAGATTTCAAGAAATTGTACTTTTCGGGATTTTTCTCGGCAAAGTCAAATTCTTCAAAACTACTGTATTTTCCGTAGTCCGTCATATCGATGTTTTCTTTTCTGTCGGCAATATTATTGATAAGCAGATTTTTGGTGCGTATCGGTAAATCCAAACTATTGATATAGTCGGCTTTTTCCGACAGCTTTTCAAGACCGCTCAAACCTTTTCGATATTTCCAGTAATCTCTGATCGGTAAATCGGAATCAATAAATTCTTGAATCTGATTTCCTTTCAGCGGTGCTATATCGTTATCGAAATAGTATCTTGCATTATCACTTGCATACTGCCCGAATAGTGCCGCTTGCCATCTGTTTTTCGTGGTATCTTCCACCGGGAAACGCAAATTTCCGCTGTCGGTATACGATCCTGCGACTGGAAGATCATCGTCAAACATAGAAAGCCCTTGTTTTGTTTTCTTGTACTGACCATATCCACCGGGCAAAAGATAATACGGCGCGGCTTCTTTGATGGTTTCCCATCTCGATTTTTCATTTCCGTACTTGTCTTTCCCCGAAATGACTTGTTTTACCGGCAATGCCGCAGAGATTGGGATTCTGCCGCCATCCATAAACAAACTTGAATACGGCAAATCTTCAAGCAATTCAAAAAAGCCTTGCTCAATGTTGTCAAGGGCAGTATCTTCGCTGTCCTCTTCATCATCAAAGCCAAGAGCGGTCATGATCACGCTGATAATGTCAAGCGCAGGGTTATAGCCGGCAACCGATTCAAATGCCTTGCCGAACAAATGCTGTAGTACCGCAAGCTGAACAACTGTAGATGTTATCTTTGCGGCTGTTTTAGCATTTCGTTCAAGTCCGTTTTGGATTTCCTTATTGGATGCTTTTGCTTCTTGATAGGTATCATAGAATTGGCTGTCAAGCTGATTGCGTACTTCCAATTGGAATTTGGTCACAAGACCTAGCATTTTTGAATTATAAAGCTGCGGCATCTGACCAATGGAACGGTCACCCATCAATCGGGAAGTCCATTTGTCGGCTTCCGTGATTGCTTGCTGTTCGCTCATGCCATTGTTTATAAATTCGTTGTACTTTGCTCTAACGATAAATTCCGTGGTTACGTTATCAACAGCACCGGCAAGCACATAGCCTGCATCTGAAAACTTTTGCCACGCAGTACGGTAAAATCTGTCAGCACCCTTTCTTCGGATGATGGTAGGATTGTTCTCAACAAAACTATCCGTTCTGCCGAAGATAGAACCAACTTTACTGGATGTAGTCTGCGCAAGTGCCTTGATGCAAGCCAGTTTGTCCGTCTTTGCAATAGCCTGTACGCCTGCCAATAGGTTGGTCATGGAAGAAGAAACGTTGAAACCGACCATATTACTGCCGACCTGTTTATTGAGCGTGTCAAGCGTGGTCATGGCTCGTCTGCCGATCATTCCCTCTAGCCCTCTGTCGATCAACGCTGTTTTTCCTGCAATTACATTCGCTTCTTCGTTAAGGAATTTCGCAAATGTAGAAAGATGTGCGCTATAAACTTGCTCAATTCTCTGCTGCTGTTCTTCCTCGGATAGAGTATTCAGCCCTTCAAGACCGTTTGCCTGTCCGTAGGTATCTGCAATGTAGTTTCGCAATGCTCGGAGCGTTTGGATATCGTCAATGTGATAGATTTGATTCTTTGCGCTAGAAAGATATCTTTCAACACCGCCAAGCAAATCATACGTTGTTTTATTGCCCCTTCTCTGCATAGCACTTGCAAAATACGGCTGACCCGGTTTCAAATCTGCGGTCACGCCGTTCAGATCGGTAGGCAAGTCCTTTGCTCTGATATCGTTCGGATTGAACGGCAATCCAAGTCGGGAGAAGGTATCTTCCATAGCCCTAAAATGCAAGAAGTAATTATCTCTTCTCGGTATTTCGGGATATGCGTTTCTCTTTCTCGATTCATTGATGGCTTTGAGAGTTTCATCATAAATCTGTCGAATACGTTCATCCCCGGCAAGACCGATAATGCTATTTCTTGCCCTTGTATCGGGGAAGTCCTTGCGCAGTTCTTCAAGACCATACTTGACAAGCTCGTTTTTATCGTTGACATAAAATCCTTCGGCAAACATCTGCGCCGCCGCGCTTTCCTTACTGCCCGGCTTAATGCCGTACTGTTTGGAGATCTGCGCAAGCAAACCGCCCTTTCTGTCGGTAAAGGAATTTAACCACTTGATACCATCGGATTCATTCTGCGCAACCTTATTGACGGTTTCATCCGCAAGTATCTGCCCTGCTTCATAACCAAGTGCTTTTTCCATAACTCTCTGCGGCGTATTATCCACAGTTCGCCATGTAGCAAGGTTTTTCGCATTTTTAAATACTTTGTCAAGATCAAATCCTCTTTCAGAAAACTTGCTCTTGATACCGTCAATGATATTTTGATGCAGATCAGCACGTTTTACTTTCGGTTCTTTCACCTTATCCGCTCTTGCCATCTTGTTATTTTCCCACTCTGCTTCTTCGCCCGGCTCAATAGCTTCAAACATTTTCGTTTGCTTGCCGTCCGTGGTAGGAGTGGTAGGCGTTTCTTTTTGAATGGGCTGTTCATACGGCGCAATATCATTTTCTGCCGCAAGAAGTCTTTCAAGATTTTCCTTGCTGTACTCGGTGATCTGCTTTTCTTCAATCAGCCTTACATAATCATCATTCGGAGGATTTTCAAAGCCGTCAAGTGATCTATAACCGCCAAACAACCGATCATTCAACACAAATTCAATACGTTTGGCACAAGCGTTATTTTCCGCGCCGTTATCTTCAATAATGGCTTCAAGCCCCTTTCTGATCTCGCCATAGGT